TGCAGTTCGCCCTTGGGCCCGCGAATGTTTACGCCCAAAGTTGCAAACGCCGCAGCGTTACCCTTCAGTGTTCCGTTAAACGGTTTACCACTAGCGAGGGCGGCAGCCTGCTTAGATTCAAACGTAGTTAACGCCTCGCCGGCGTTAGTTGAGTTCTTAGAAAAGATACCCAACGCTCGCGTAGCCATATCTGTATCAATGCCAGTCATTGCGAAAGCGTGGCCCAAACGGGACGCGTCCTCAGTCGTGCCACCCATATAACGTTGCAACTTTATTGTTGCCTTACCAGTGTCCTCAAACGCCTTGATTGAATCACCAGCGAACTTTGTTACGGCGCCGACCGACAAAGCGGCACCGAGCGCAGCGCCCATCGCGCCAGCCTTCTTACCCAGTCCACCCATTGAGCCACCGATTTTGCCCAGCGTCCCAGAAGCCTTATCGACCGCCAAGATTTTCAGCATCAGGTTAGACGTTGCCACTGATCATCCTTCCTGACTTTTGCGCCACGAATCGGCGAACGACTTGTATGCCTCAAACTGGCCAACGGTTAAACGGTCCACATCCCAAGGATGCAAACCAAACAAGTGGCCGAACAATGGTTCGTACTGTGCCCTCAGTCGGTCGTATCCGATGAGGGCACCGTGGGGTTTGCTTCGTCCACTTCGTCCTCATCGATCTCAACCGAACCAATCTCAAAGTCAACCTCACTGAAACGCAGCTCAGGGTTCGTGCGCTTTTGCACAATCCACACCAAAGCCGCCAAGGCCTCCATTGAGCCGGCTTGCAGGCGTTCACTCCATTCCTGGAATGTGCACCCGCAAACCTTCTCAATGGAGCGAGCCTCAGAGAGCATCAACTTTTCAGAATCGAACTCATACTTCACACCAGCGATGGTGATGTTCATTTGGTCCCAGCCTTCTAGTTACAATGCAGCGTCAGTGTTGACGGTGCGGATTTGGAACGGCGCATTCGTGCCGTCATACAGGGCAGTAAAAGTGACCTTTTGTGCAAGCACATCTGGGCCTTCAGCGTTGACTTCAGCCTTCGTGATCTTCGCCGCGGGGATGATGACCTCAAGCGTAGGATTGTTGCTACCAGTTAGTGACGTGGCAGTTGCATAGGTCAACTTAAGAGCAGTTGTAGTGTTAGCCACGTAAAGGTCATACAGCGTGGCCTGGCTAATGAAGTCAACTTCAAGCTCAACTTCATAGGTGCGCAAACCGTTGACCAGTTGCTCGGCCTTAATGCCCGAGGCGTTGGCGTAGTAACGTTCAGTGGCCAATGGGTTCTCACCCTTGATCGTGGCTGACGTCACACCAGCAAGCGCAGTTGAACCACTGATGCTGACAACACTGCCGGTCGTTGATGCAGTACCACCGATGGCAACGGTCAACTGTGCACCAGTGAACTGCTCCTGCGTCGTGGAATACGAGGCAGTGGCAAGGGCAGTGGCAGTGGTTTGAGTCCAGCCATCAATATCAAACTTGACGGTAACTGGATCGATGACGTTGCCACCGAACTCGAAACCAGTGATCTTGACACCATTCCAGGTGAACGGCTTAACGGTGCCCGTAGTGTCAGGCCGGCCAACCTGCAAGGTCAACGATGAGCCAGCAGACTTTTGATCGCCTGGCTGGAACACTGACTGGTACACACCAGTGGTCAACGTGCTCGGAGTGGTCGTTGAACCAAGAGCTGCACGCCACAACGTGCCCAAAGACTTGTCAGTCAACTCAACCTCAAAGTCACCAGACACAGACTTCGTGGTCAGGACGTGGCGCGACAACAAAGCCACACCATTAGTGGACCCATACAGGCCCTCACCCTGTGCGCGGTTAACCTCAAACTGTACGCCCTCACTGATGTGGGGCTGGAACTTGCTAACGGTGACAGCGGTACCGGCAGTGGTTTCAACTGCCCAGCCAAGCTGCGACACCAAACCTGATGCGAAACCCATGATTTATTCCTCTTCTTTCTTGATGTCGGTTAGTACCTCAAACGTGTCTTCAGGCCACGCGCGTTCAGCGAACAACTTGTCATCCACCTCAAACGCTTCATCAACCTCAATGAGGCGCTGAATCAGTGGGATGAACCGTGGCTCATTAGCGATTAAACGCACGCGTGCCATGCACACTCCTTGATACTGTTTGGCCACTGGGCAGCGGCACACTCAATTGCGGTCCTTACACACGGAACGTGGCATCGATGTCAAACGTCATCATCACCTGAATACCCAGGTCTGTTGCCGTTTGCGTCATGCGCACATTCGTCATAATGATTTGGTCAATGTTGCTCAAGCCATCCCACGTGGCCTTGGTCATAAGTACCGCTGAGACGGCGTCAAAGGCGATCTCAGCCTGTCCACGAGTAGTGCTGAATACCTGACTGCCAGACCACGCTACGACCGCACAGGGCACGCTCACGGTCTCTGAACGATGCCCTGCACCAATAGGCAGTGAAGCCCACTGTGCGTCAACCGTTGTCTCAGGAACCTCGTCCTCATCTGCAAACCCATAACCCCCCACAATGACGTACACAGGCGGGTCATACTGCGTGCTCGCCGGCCCGTCATACACAGGGATAGTCAGCCCACCAGGGGGGCACAATCCAGTGCCGGCCTGCAAGCTTGTGACAACGTAATCAATAAGGTCAAACGCCCTTGTCCCAGCCATAACTAATTCACCTGCTGGTAGCGGTTCAACATTTCACGCACACGGTTAGGCATTGAGAAACCCGAACCAGGTACGTAGTCATCGGTGCCTGATCGGCGAATAGACCCACGCTGTGTTGTCCACAGGTGGCGCACCAGCTCAAGGACTGCGTGCGCAAGATCGGCGGGGATGATTGATCGACCAGCAACGTAGGTCACGCTAATGTTGTTGAAGTTAGCGAAGTCCACGTCACCACCCCACGTGTAAACCGTGTACCCACTGGTGCGCGTCAGCACACCTGACTCATTGTCCACAGAATAAGACGTGGCGGCCAAGGCGCTCCCATTCTCAAGGCACGACGTGATCGAGATGATCGGTGCCTGCTTCAACAACACAGTAGTGCGACCACCATTGTGTGTTTCCGCGGTAACGGTGCGGCGAGACAATGGCCCAACGACGCCCTCAATCAACCCAGTGGCAGCCAAGATGTAAGCACGCAACTCGTCGTCGTCAACAACGCTGGACTCCACAATGTTCAGGTGCGACTTCACCTGGGACAAAGGCAGGGGCGGTGAGATTGTCAAGTCATCTACGTTGAACGATTCCTCAAGGGTGCCCGCGTTCGTGCCAGTGGCCACCCAATACACCCCGTAGTGACCAACACTGGACGGCGTGTAATCAAAGTGGTACAGGCCCGCGCCACTGTTAGTGATGCTAGGCGTTGCCGTTGTCCCATCGGGCAGGATGACAGTGGCAACAACAGCGGTAGCGTTTTGCAGTGTGCCTGCGCTGTTGTAAATGCTCAACGTCAAACGGATGTATCCGCTCACACCAGAAGCCCCTGCGTAAACCGGCATCGTCAGCTCCTCGTTGTCAAAGTAGGTTTAGTGCTCGAACCGTAAAGACCAGCCACCTTCGCGGCATTGCCATACAGGGTGCCTGGTGTGGTGATCAACAATGTTGCGGTCGCGGTCGCGGTCACACTCGCAGTGGCATCAATAGTTGTGATTGCGATAAGTGAAGCCGTCGCGCTCGCAGTCGCACTCGCACTCGCGGCCAAAGTCTGTTGCTTGTTGAAAGTCGTTGCGCCAGTGGCGGTGATCGTGCCCGCGCCATCAACAGTGACCAATGGGCGGATACTGCCGTCAGCCAAACCAGTGGCGGTAATCGTGGCACTCGCAGACATTGCCTGCGTGCTGGCCATTGATGCAGTACCAGAAGCCGTGACCGTGGCCGAAGCATCAACAGTGACCAGGGACGTGACGTTCGCGGCAGCCGTACCAGTGGCGGTGACGCTCCCGCTTGCAGACATTGCCTGCGTGCTCGACATAGCAGCCGTACCACTAGCCGTGGCCGACGCACTTGCAGCTAGTGTGCGCTGATTAGAAGCAGCAGCAGTACCAGTGGCAGTGCCAGTGGCAGTGGCCTGCAACGTCCTACGATTAGACATTGCCGCGGTGCCAGTCGCTGTCGCGCTACCAGCGGCATCAGCAGTTACAACAACGGCGCGTGTTGGGTACGCGGTGTCATCAAACTTGATGTTGTCAATCCAGCCAAAATCACCAGAGCCGGTCGTGGTGTATTGATAGTTGGAGTAAGTCGGCGTCCAAGTGATTGTTGCGTCAGCGGTCGTGCCGTTTATGTTTGAGTCTTTGAACAGTTTGGCTTCGGTGATCCCTGTTGCCGCACGCTTGATTTGTATCCTGAACCAAGACCCAGAAGGAACCACTGCTGCACTTGTGGTTCGGTAGGTTGCGCCTAACCCCGCGTCAAACGTGACAATTGAGAAGGTGTTACCTGTATCGAACTGCACATAGGAATACTCAACGGTAGAGTCGTTGTAAGTTACGTCACAGATCGTTAGGTTAGAGCTTGTGCGGTAGAAGTAGTAATCCTCATAATTTACGCCCGTGACATCAGCATCTGCTGACGTTCGTAAACGCGCCGGGTAACTGCCGCCAGTACCCGTGTAACAACCAGCACCCTCGTAAGGTGTCGGACTAGATGTTGTCCTTGAAATGGTGACGCCGGTTAGATTTTTGAGTTTGTACGAACTGCCAGACTCAGCCGTCCAAAAGGAACTGGTGGTGACACTCGTATCGTTGAGCAACCACTGTGCAGAAGCCATCAGAAAACTCCTAAGCGGTTAAAGTATTAGCGATCTCGGTCAACACCTCTGGTGCGGTCAGCGTTGTGTCCGCATACGTCACAGCGGCCTCGTTGAGAATCGTGGCGTAATCCAAACCCCACGCAGACCGTGTGCGCTCCTTGATCGTGGCAAGATCAATAGAAACAAACGCGGGCGGTGGCTCAATGTGAGCAACAGCCAACTCAAGCGCAGCAAGCCTGATCGTGCGCAAATCCGTCACGTCAGCATCAGCCAAAGTTTGTTGCAACAACGCAAGAACCTGGGCCTCATCCACGACTAGGCCGCGATTGGTGTGAAGGCCAACGTCAACGAGCTCATCGACAACGTGTCACCATTAATCACAGACTTGGAAGCAGTCAACGCAACACTCCACATGAAGTTGCCAGACGTTGACGCATCCCAAAAACTGATGTGACTGATCGTCTCAGTCGCAGTCATTGACCACGTTGAAGCCATAGACGTCATCGCCATAGACCCAGCCGAAGCCGCACTGAACGTGGGCTGAACCCGCGTGGTCACGGTAGAAGCATTAGCGGTACCAGCAGACCCAGGGTCACCAGTGTGCAGCTTCACATACAAAACACCAGCCGTGAACGTGGTACCCGTACGGCCAATCGTGTTAAGCAACTTGTTTGCCGTGTTATCGGCAGAAAGACCAACGGTCATTTCGTTTCCTCATTCTCAATAGTGGGTTCAGCGTGTGTAACTTCCATCGTTGCCGTAGCAACCAACTGCGATAAAACAGTGAACTCATTGGGGTCAGACATCCTCAGTCCCTTCATCAACTTTCACAGCCGCGCGTTGTTGGCGGTGCAGGTCAGCGGTCAACAGTTGTGACTTGTGGTGCCCAACCTCGACACCAGTGTGAACAAACGTCTTAAACCCTGACTCCAAGGCACGCAGACAAAAGGTGATGTCCTCACCCACTGGCCGGCCACCCATCTCAGTTTCCTGAAACCAAGTGAAAGTCTTGTTGTAGGCGCGGGTCCTAATTGCCTCAAGTGCGCTGCGGTGAATCAGCAGGAACGCCGCACCAGTCGCGGCAACAGGGATCACAGTGTTCGGCTCAAAGTCATGCATCCGGACCGTGGTAATCCCACCCTCAAACTCAGCGAGCTGATAGATCGTGGGAAACAACTCACCATTGCTGGCACCAAAGCACAGCCCGCCAACGATCGGGGCATTAACAGGGTCAGCGACAGCCAACAACTGCTCAAGAGCTTCGGGCTCCCACGCCATGTCGGAGTCAATCCACCACAACCAGTCCGCGGTGTAATCATCAAGGAAACGCTGCGTCACAGTGTTACGTGAAGCGGACACGTTGGCCGATGACCAGTCCTGCTCAATCCCCACAATGCGCCGATGCAATCCCTGATCAGACATCAGCGACATAATCAACGAGTGCGTGAAGAATGCTGAGACTTGACCTGGGTGAATGTAACCAATGACCACGTTATCGATGCTGGTCAGTTTTGGCTTATTTGTTTTCGCTTTACTAGGCATACTGTTTGGTCCCTACTTTGTTGGTCCCAGAACTCGCACCAAAGTCAGAGGCTCGTGGCTTAACCCTGGTGCGAGTCCTAGATAGTGACTAGGCCTTCAAGAAACGGAAGGCATTCAAGTCAGTAACGTTGGAGCCGACGCGCTTGTAAGCAACAAGTCCGCGCTGACCCAAAGGCAGACCAGAACCATCGACGACGTTAGAGACGAACTCAACGGTCGTACCGAGGCGGTCGTAGATCACGAACTGGCTGAAGTCACCCAGGATGGCCATAACGGTTCCTGAAGTGGTAGCCGATGACATGTCCGAGCTGCTCAAGATTGGCGAACCAAGCAGGGACGTGTCAGCAGGCGGAAGCAACTGACCAGCAGCCGAAGGGTTAGCAATCTGGCGAGTCGTGTTGAACCACGCCTTGTTAGCAACCCAGGTGGTGTTGTCTTCGTAGCGAGGAGCAACAGCGTTGACCACGGCGAACACGTCAGCAACAGAAGCCGAAGTGTAGGAACCACGAGTCGTGGCGGTAACAGTTGAGGCAGCAGTCGCAGAAATCGCGGTAACGATTCCCTTCGGTGCACCCGAACCGGAACCACTGATGAACGCGGTGCCTTCAGCGTAATCAAACGCTTCAGCAATCAGACCTGGAAGTTGTGCTTGCAGGTTGGAGTCCTCAAAGATTTCGAATGAACCAGTGAGGTACGCGGTCAGCTTGGCAGCCGTGATCTGTGGGTTAGTGAACGCAGGAGTGCCGTCAGTAAGAGCGGAACCTTCAGCGACCCAGTAGGTCTGGACACCATTGACGGTGACCAGGTTGAGCACGTTCTGTGTACCCTGAACAACGCGGGCCACCGAGCGAATCGGGTTACGTGTTGCCGTACCAGTCTTGATCAACGTGGGGTCAAGCAGTGTTGGCAAAGTAAATCCACCATTGGCACCAGTGAGCGTCATCGACGCACGAAGCGCGTCAACTTCCTCAGCGTTGAAGAAAGAGTTTTGACCCTGTGTCTTCATCCATGAACTGAAAGCGGAACGGTACGCAGGTGAGCCGTGGACGAGTGCGTGCACAGCGGCGCCTGGAATGTTCTCAATCTTGTCAATGATGACTGCACGCTCAGCGTCAGAAACGCCGCGGCCTGAAGTCTCAAACGCGGTGATGGCACGAGCAACAGTGTCATTGCTACGGTCATCGGCACGAAGTTCAGAGACGTTCTCAAATGGGTCCTGACGCACAATCACGTTAGGAACAGAGAAACCGGCTTCACGCTTGAACGTGGTAGGTGCAGCGTTGATTTCTTCCAACTTGGCGGCGCGAGCAATCGCGTCATCCTGTGCAGACTTCTTGCTGTCCCACTCGGTGATGCATTCAGCGTAACGAGCTGCTTGCTCCTCAGTTGGGTTTTCTAGGGCGTCAAGCTCGGTGATCTCAAGACGCAACGCGTCCAGCTCGCCGGCCAGCCCTTCAATTCGGGTGCTCATTTAGAGGACCCCCTTCTCCCTGGCTTGTTTGCGCAAGGATTGAAATGAATGGTTTGTCCGCGCAGAGTGGTCATCAATGACCGGCTCCTCGGCAGCGGCGTCAAGTGACGTGCTGGAATCCGTGTCAGCGACTTCGTCAAGTCGCATCACGGGAATCTGTAGAAGGCTGGCCACTTCGGCACGCTGGTCAGCGTCCAAGTTGGCAAGCACTTGAGCGATGTCTTCGGCACGCACACCAAGAATCGCCGCGGTCTCATAAGCGGGGAACGGAGTAGGTCCGTATTCGCGCATCGCAATCTCCGTTCGAGTAACAGTCTTTAGGGACCCATCGGCAGCAGGCCTGAAACCACCGCGGGGAGTAGCAATGTCCGAGCGCACAAACGAGCCACTGAAGGACTGAGCGGTAATCGCACCAGTGCGAATACCCTCAAGAACCTGGTCAGCCACAGGCGTGTTGTTGTATCGAGTAACCGTCAACAGCCCACGCTCATCAGCGACAATGCTTTCCGGCGTACCAATGGGCATTGAGTACGCGTCCGACGGTGTGCCCCAAATAGTGCGACCGTGGTTGTAAAACACACCAAAACGCGTGCCCTTATCGGCCAGCGTCTTATTAAACGCGGCACGATCAATGACTTCCATGTACTGACCACTGCCATCAACGATGCGCTGCGGCACGTTGAACACTGCGGCATACGCCTCAACGGTGCGACCGTCACCACCACTACGAATAGTGATGTCCTCAAGTGGGTAAGCGCGAGTAAACTCAATCATGCTGGG